TCTGGAAGATATTGTTGCGACCAGTTTGCACCACCTGAACCATGAAAGTTCAAATAGTTTGTGTTAAGAGCAGCTTTTTCCACGGAAGGAGTTACAATCCCACCGGTTAAGCCACCAAATGATACATTAGTTGCCATTTTTTATAAATTTTTAGTAATTTTTAAGTTTAAGTTTTAATTTTGAAGTATCATCGCCTAAAACTCTTGCTTTTATTCCGCCTGTATCATTAGTTTTGTTATGAACCCCTCTCGGGTCCATGTTAATGTTTTTAGCAGACTTCATGCTCTCTTTTATCGCATCGGATTTACCTTGCTGATAAAAATGATTAGCAATCGCATCAGGATTCATAGCGGCAAACAAGGATTTATGATAACCTTTAGCGTCATTCATAACATTATCTTCATTTAAAAACTTTTTAATGAAATTATTAATATCGCTTTGATTAGTTTTTACCTCATTTGTATTTTTTACATTAAATCTATAGCGTTTTTCTGCAACCTTGAAATCAAAACCTTTGAATTCATCATTAAACACTTGATTTGTTTTTTGTAAAAACACATCTTGAGCTTGTTTGGCTATTTTTGATGTTTCTTCGTTTTCTGTGGTATATCTATTAAAAAAATCTACAGCTTGTTGTTGATCCGACGTCAGTCTAGACCCAGCTTTAATTTCTTCATAGTATTTGGTTTTAAGACCTTCAAGTTCAGATTTGGCTCCTGCCACTTCTTCTTTGAAAGCCAGCTTTTTTCTTTTGACGTCTCTTTCATCGTCGACCTCCTCATCAAATGTAAATTTATCTTCAATAAGAAAATCAATTTCATCTGATGATAAGTGCGGTTTAGATTGTTGATAATATTCTCTAAGTAGCGCAAGATCGTCCACATTTGAATAATCTTTGTTGAGTGCTACGTAATCCTCAAGTGTACCACCTGTTTCATTTATAAAATCAACAACTTTTTGAATATTTTCAGGAAGCTCTACGCCTTGTTCCTCTTCTTTTTGAAATGCTTCTTCAACTTTTTCCGCAAGGTCTTCTACTTCTTTAATAGTTTCTCCTTGCAATTCTTCAACTTCTGGAAGTTCTTCCAAAACTAATTCCTCAGCTTCTTCTTTTACTTCTTCTTGTCGTACTTCTTGCAGTTCCACTTTGGCTTCTTCCCCTGCTTCTTCAGCCGGTTCGCTTCCGCGTGGCACGCTGCTCTCTGCTTCTGGTTCTTGAATGGCATCTTCTGTTTGTTCAACTTGTTCTGCGGGCGGTTGAGTTAAATCAACCTTGTACATACCGTCTTCAAATACGGCTCCTGCTTTTCCTTGCACAATTTCTTCTTTTTCTTGTATTGATAGCTCTTCGCTTTCAACGACTTTTGCTTCAACTTTTTCAGACATAATAAAATATTATAAGATTATACACTATACATTACTTGGGTTCAAAAGAACCTAAGTCAAAATCACCACTAAGTATATCATTTCCTGCAGATTCAAATACTTTTGGTGGTAAATTGTTTTTCCTTTGATTAATAAGCTCACTCTGCTGTGATGCTTGTATTTTTGTTCGCTCGTCTTTACGGTCTTCTTTTTCTTTTATAGCGGACTTGGCTTTTTCGACTTCTATGCCTTTAAGCTGCATATTCATTTGAAACTCAAGCTGCATTAAATCTTTCTTAAGCTTCGCCTCATTAGCCAATCTTTGCATCTCAAGTTGTGACTCTAATTGCTTAAGCTCCGCTTTTTGTGCTGTTAAAGCCTGCTGCTTTTGAACTTCAGCTTGCGCAGCCATCTGTTGCGCTTGAGCGTTAGCTTGCGATTGCGCCTGAATATTCTGTTGTTGGAGCTGCTGGTCACGCTCTAGCTTTTTCTTTCTGCGTATTTTTAGCATTTGATTTGCTAATTGGGTATTCTTTATTTCCCTAAGATCAATAGCGTCTTCTAAATCAACAAGCCCCCCGCTTAATGCAGCTTGTATATTATTTTCAAGCTTTTGCTTTTCTTCTTCATCCGGCATTAAATCAATAAATATACCAAAATCATGCAAATGCAACTCCCTGAGTTCAGATAGTACCGAGACGTTATGGATGCCTATTGCCTGTATAAAGGCTTCTCTGGAAGGTGAAAACTCTATAACATCAGATATTCGTAATGATATTTTTTCAGAGGTTTCAGCAGTTAGAAATAAACCGCTTTGTAATATATGTCGAGTAGCTGTATTACTATTAGCAGCAGCTAATTTTTGCACACCAACTAAGGCTTTTGGGTCTGGTGCTGTTCCGTCTCTTGCTTCATTAAGACCGGTAGCGTCCCTCATCATTTGCAAATAATAGTTATACGTGCTTACAAGCGAAGCTATCTTATTGCTACCACTATTTGAATTAATTTCTTGAATAGGGACTTTACCTGGATTCATATCACCGTCAGACGTAAAAGATCTACCAATTACAGAGCCTGTTTGAAAAAACATATTTAATGCTTCTTGCGGATTATAATTTGTGCCATTGCCTAAATCTATTTCAGCAAGACCATCAGCATCTAAATAAACACCATCAGGCACCATACGTGACATTACCTGCTGCAGCTTTAAATGTGTTATTTGAATCATATCAGCAAATGTAGTAATTCTACTAACTAAAGATTCAATACGGCCATTATACATGCGAGGTGCCACAACAGAATAATTCATTCTAACTTTATTCGCATCGCTTTTTGGGCGCAGCATGTTTTCGCACAGCTCCCACTTTAATAGCATGTTAGCGCCTGGAACATAAGCCCCGTCATATAACACTTCTATATTTCTAGCTATTCTTTCAAACCTAGCACGGGGGTCCATAGGAGGGTTAAAGTTTTCATCTTTAACTATAATTTTTTCAGCGCCTGTTGTTGTATTTTTAACTTTATATACTTCGTTGTGAAAAGTTTTATAATTAAAATATAATACATCAACAGTATTGTTATCATCTCTATTTTTTGTGCTTGTAAATTTATTATAAGCTTTATAATTAGAATAAGCACCACCCGCTAGCTCTTCCAAATCTTCATTTGTTAAATTTGGAAATTGTTTTTTCAATTCATTAATAGGTATTGTTTTTATTTCACCTATATAATATATGTCTTCAAAATAAGGAGAATCAGTATATGAATAAACTAAATTACTAGGGTCAACGTAATCTATCGTTATTCCTTCAGAATTAGTATATGTTGTTTTTACAGCTCCAATGCCTAAAACAGCCAAATCATAATACATACGCTTTTTAGTAAGCTCGTATCTATTTTTTTCAAATGTTGTTGTAATCGCTTGTTCTTCAGCTATTTCAATAGCTTCTTTATAATTGAGTTGCATGTGCAAGTCTAACTCGTCCTGGCTGGCAGGTAAATCAGTAATTCCACTTTCTTTAGTTTGCACACCAAACTCAGTTTGAATATATGAATCAAGCTCTTTAGCCGCCATATCTCTCAGTACACTTTCCATATACTGAGTTCTTTTATTCACACCAAACGGGTCTTGAGAGTATGCTTTTATATCGTAACTTCTATTAGCCATACCGTTTACCACTATATCTACAAACTTAGGTATAATAGGCACTGGTTTCCAATCTAAATTAAGATAAGATAAATCACCGTTTATTGATAACTCATCTTTATATTTTTGTACAGATTGCTCACCGCGAGCATACAATCTTAATTTGTGAAAATGATTTTGATTAATATAAAAACGGTTTCCAGCAGAATCTTTTTTAAACCATTCATGCTCTATTGCTCTAGCAACGTCTTTTCCGAACTTCGGACTAGCTTTTTCTCCGTCGCTAAGCGTTTGGCTTGGAAAATAACCTTTTACAACTGATTCAGCCATAATTATTTATTAATTTTGATTTCATGCCTTTGTTTTTATATTTAGCTATATTAAAACTTAGACTTAGTTTTTGTCTTTCCTGTTTAGGTGAATACAAGTGTCTGTTGCATGCCATAATAGCTAATCCCGAGCTAATTGCTGCGTCAAACTTTGTTCTTTTGTTTAGATCGAACTTAGCCCAATCATTAAGTGTACCATTAAAATACATTTGGCCATATGTCTCTTCATCTGTTAATCCTACATATTTTTGTATGTATGATTCTATTGCAGCTGCATGAGCTTGCTTAATATCTTCACTTGAGTTTGGCATACCACCAATTTCTTTTTCAGTAACAGATAATTTATTAAATACTTTATCAGGTCTATTTATTGAAAACTTCCTATAGCCCCTGCGTTTTAAATAATATAATAATCTAGGTTTATTGTTTTCTGCAAGTATTGGCATACCATAAAAGTGCAATGCCATTAATACATCTTCAAAAAACATTTCAGCTGTTTGAGGGCGTGCGATATATTCAAGAAAGAACATATTTGCAGGAGCCTCTTCCATACTAAATTTAGTTAATCCATGTAGCGCGCCTTTTGAGCCCTGCCCATCGGTTGTTCCTGATATATCATATGAGTCACATCCAAACGCACCAACGTGCTCATTTCCGGGGTATAACACCCCTCTTTTCTCTATTACGCGGTTTTGAAGATTTGTAGGTGGTACCCAACTTACTTTAAACCTGCCGTTTGGGCTTGGAGTGAATACAACACTGCTGTCTTTTATTCCGTTTGCCCAGCTAAAGCCGCCTTGCGTTACGCCTGCCGACGAATATATATCGTCGTTGTAATCTATTTGTTCATATATTTTTGCAAGGTTAAATATACTATTTTGTGTTTCATCTCTAAAAGCGTGTTCTTCTGTACGCGGAAACTGCCTATACATTTCGTTTAAGGCATCCTGGTCTCCTTTTAAGCCATCAACTTCATTGTTCCAATGATCTATAACTCCGACTTCAATATAGTCTTCATACGGGCCTTCAATTGGTTTTTCCGGCGTATCAAAGACAGGGTTTCCATAAGAATCAATGAATCCTTCGTAGTTCCATTCCATAGGCATGAACAAAGAATATAATCCTGAGCGAGTTTGTCCATTGGCGTTTCGCTTTGTAACGTCCGAATCATAATACAGTTTTTTAAAGTTTTCGCCGCCTTTATCTAAAGCATTGCTTGTAGACCCCATCATACACTTGCCTATAACTCGGCTACCTAGCCTTAGCGTTGTCTTCGTAACTCGCCAGTTGTTGAGGATGTTGTCCGGCCGCTCCCATTTACCCGATTCGTCGTGTACGAGGAGTTTGAGTTTTTCACCGTCATAGGAGTTATCGCCTGTGTTCTTCCAGTCGATTGTTGTGTCAAGCCCTTGTAGCTCTTCTCGCGTCTGCCCTGACTGTATAGATTTACGCGTGAGTTTTGAAGCGGGTACTCTATATGCAAGCTCGGTTTTGGGACGATCCATACCGTCTTGTATTGGTTTAAAAAAGAACGGGTAGTTAACGGAT